GCAGAAATTGCACTTGATAAATCTGTTATTCAGAATATAATGAGGACAACTTATCAAGAGGCATGTGAATTGATTTAAAATGTACATCTTAACAATCTATGGTAAAGAAACCGAAGGTGCATATTCAGTAACTGATGACGAAGGAGATCAAATTCTCTATTTGTTTGAAGGTGAGGATGATGCCATGAGATATGCTATGATGTTAGAGGACGAAGGCAGTCCAGAAATGCATGTAATTGAAGTAGAAGATAGTTTGATGATAAAAACTTGCGAAATGCATGACTACAAGTATGCAATTATTAGCAAGAATGATCTCGTAATTCCTCCCTTAGAAAAACATGATTTTATTTGAAAAGATTCGTTGGAAAAATTTTCTTTCTACTGGAAATCAAGAAACCGAAATAAATTTCACCAAGTATGAAACCAATCTTGTCATTGGTTCCAATGGTGCAGGAAAGAGCACAGTTCTGGATGCTCTTACCTTCTCATTGTTTGGAAAACCTTTTCGTAAAATCAATAAACCCCAACTTATAAATTCTGTCAATGAAAAAGATTGCAGAGTTGAAGTTGAGTTTTCTATTGGTTCCACCAATTGGAAAGTGGTTCGTGGAATCAAACCAAACATTTTTGAAATCCATAGAGATGGCACTCCATTGGATCAGTCTGCCGCGGCACTTGATCAGCAAAAGTGGTTTGAGCAGAATGTAATTAAGATGAATTATAAGTCCTTTACTCAGATTGTGATTCTGGGTAGTAGCACTTTTGTTCCTTTCATGCAACTGACTGCTGCCAATCGACGTGAGGTGATTGAGGATCTTCTTGATATTCGTATTTTTTCTTCGATGAACAATTTGATCAAGGAAAAAATTCGTACCTTGAAAGATGAAATTAAAGTTTTAGAATTAAAGAAAGATTCTTTAAACGATAAGGTTCAAATGCAAGAGAACTTTATTGAAGAACTTGAGAATCGTGGAAAGGAAAATATTAAAGAAAAGGAATCGAACATTCAAAAACTCTTGGATGAAGAGAATGTTTTGATGAACAATAATGAAGAACTTAATATTAAAGTAGTTGATATTCAAAAAGAGTTGGAAAAATATTCTGGTGCTACCGACAAATTACGTAAACTTGGAAATCTGAAAGGAAAGATTTCTAATAAAGTATCTACTATTACCAAAGAGCATAAGTTTTTTACTGAAAATACGGTATGCCCTACTTGTGATCAAGCAATTGAAGAGACCTTCAGAATAAATAGGATTAAGGACGCTCAAACTAAAGCAAAGGAGTTGCAATCTGGTTATAAAGAACTAGAAGAGGCAATTAAAGAAGAAGAAGAACGAGAGCGTCAATTCACTACTGTTTCAAAGGAGGTTACATCCTTAACGCATGGCATTTCTCAAAACAATATTAAGATCTCTGGATGTCAACGACAAATCAGAAATCTGGAATCGGAAATTCAAAAAATTACCGACCAACTTGCAAATAGAAATACTGAGCATGACAAGTTAACAACCTTCAAAGAAAACTTAAAAACTACATACGACGAACTCTCTCAACGCAAGGACGCGATTAACTACTACGACTTTTCGTATAGTTTGCTTAAAGACGGTGGAGTTAAAACTAAAATCATCAAGAAGTATCTACCCCTTATAAATCAACAGGTAAATCGGTATCTTCAATTGATGGACTTTTACATCAACTTTTCTCTTGATGAAGAATTTAACGAAACCGTCCAGTCCCCCATTCATGAGAACTTTTCCTACTCTTCTTTTAGTGAAGGAGAGAAAATGAGAATTGACCTTGCACTCCTTTTCACCTGGCGTGAAGTTGCAAGGATGAAAAACTCAGTTAACACAAATCTTTTAATTATGGACGAAGTGTTTGATAGTTCTCTTGATGGTCTTGGGACGGAAGACTTCCTTAAGATTATTCGATTCATTATTAAAGATGCTAACATCTTTGTTATCTCTCACAAAGAGTCTCTGCACGACAAATTTAATAATGTATTGAGGTTTGAAAAAGTGAAAGGTTTTAGTAGGATGGTTTGATGCCAACATTTAGACATAGAGAAACTGGAAAGAAAGTATTTTTTGCACACATTCCAAGAACAGCTGGTAGATTTGTAGAGGCAAATCTTTTGGAAAATAATTTTGAATGGGCAGAGAGTCATTTGGACACAGGTCTAGGTGTCATGTCGGTTGTAAATGGATATGAGATTGCACACTATCATCGAGAACACTATGAAAAGTATCTTGATGTTGAAGGTATCCCTCACTTTTCCATCGTAAGAAACCCGATCACTAGATTTATTTCTGGATCAATCTATCTCAAAAGAACTTATGGTAATGATATCCAATCTGTAATGGAAGATCCAATGATGTTTTCTTCTATGATTGAAAATCTACCTTTTGAAGGTGCAGTTAATTGGTACAGACCTCAAGTTCAATTTCTCAGAAATAATACTCATGTGTGGAAGTTTGAGAATAAAATTGGAAATCAGTTTGCTGAATGGTTGAGCAACATTATTGGAGTAGATGTAAAATTTAATGATAGTGTTACTTACCCCAAATCATCTGATGAGGGAAATAAATTAAAACAAACTCCAGAGTTGGAAAGAAATATTAGATTGGCGTATAGAAAAGATTATGAAGTATTGTATACTAATGACTAAGTTATATTAAATATTTACTAAACTTCATTAAGTTAGCATATCCTGACTAGATAATGTAGAATGATTGGTAGGGACAAACTATGTAACCAAAATCTCTTCATCATGTCGTTATGTCCCCACCAAACGTATAATGGAGGACATTATGCACAATTTAATTTCTTACAATCAATTAGCAGGATGGAAACAAAGTGTTCTGAGGCTTGATAAAACATTGGATAAAACCATGGAGGAAGCCGATCTATTGAACGATTACTATAATTGCTTAATTGAATGTGACGAAGATCAAGCATCATGTAAACGTATTTGTAGGAAGATTTTAACCTAGCATCACACGGACCAGATGGAGAACTGTCACTGAGGAGCCCACGGGAAACCGTGGGTTTAGTATTATAGGTACATACGAAAGAAACCACCATGGCAGTCCGACACGAAATCAAATCCCAACTTGCCAAACTGCTTGCCACTGAGGATCTGATCGTGGAGCACAAGCAAGTACAGACTGCTTGCTTCAATGTTCACACCCGTGTTCTGACTCTTCCGATGTGGGAGAAAGCAAGTAATACTGTGTATGACCTTCTGGTGGGTCATGAAGTGGGTCATGCTCTCTTCACCCCTGATGAGAACTGGTTAGAGAAGGTTGCTGTCCCTCCTCAATTCGTGAATGTTGTCGAAGATGCGCGGATTGAGAAACTGATGAAACGCAAGTACATGGGACTTGCTAAGACATTCTTTACTGGATACAAGGAGTTAAATGACGAAGACTTTTTCTCTATATCTGATGAGTCTATTGCTAATTTTAATCTTGCTGATCGTGCAAATCTATACTTTAAGATCGGTAATTTTATAAACCTTGAGTTTACTGAAGATGAACAGGAGATCATTGATCTAATTCAATCTGCAGAAACCTTTGCTGACGTTCTTATTGCTGCTGAGGAACTGTATAAGTTTTGTAAGAAAAAGCAGGATGAGAAAGTGTCCGACACTACTCCTCCCCCTGAAATGGGTGGAGAATCTAATCAACCTGCCAATGAACTGGTAGAGGATCAGCAGGAGACCACTAGTGAAGGTTCTGGTGACTCTGAGCAGCAGGAATCTACCCCACAATCTTCTTCTGGTGTTCCTGAAGTTGCTGGCGAACCTGAGGTTCAAACTGCTGATGCCCTTGAAGAGAATCTGCAAGATCTTGTAGATACTAATGGATATGAAAACGTATATGTTGAGATTCCTCAAGTTGATCTGAATCGTGTGATTGCTAACAATAATGATGTTCATACTGAGATTGATAAGTGGTTCAATCATCAACTTAAAACCACTGAGCATCCAATCTTCAAAGTTGCTGATGAAGAGTTTGTTAAGTTCAAACGTTCTGCACAGAAAGAAGTAAACTATCTGGTCAAAGAGTTTGAGTGCCGTAAGGCAGCAGACTCCTATGCCCGTGCCACTACTGCGCGCACTGGTGTTCTGGACTGCACCAAACTCCACACTTACAAGTACAATGAAGATCTATTCAAAAAGGTCTCTGTGATTCCTGATGGAAAGAATCATGGGTTGATCTTTATTCTTGACTGGAGTGGTTCTATGAGTCGGGTGATGCTTGATACGATCAAGCAACTCTACAATTTGGTTTGGTTCTGTAAGAAAGTTGCCATTCCCTTTGAGGTATATGCGTTTACTAATGAATGGAAACGACCAGAGTTTGATCTTGAAACTGGTGACATTATTAAATCCGTTGATTTGACTCCTTGCTATGAGAAGAAAGAAAATGTTCTTGTCATTGATGAGCATTTTTCTCTGATGAATCTTTTCACCAGCAAAACAAATAATCTGCAATTGGAGCATCAAATGGTCAACATTTGGCGCATTGCAAAATCATTCGGTGATTATTATCATACTTCTTATTCTGTTCCGACTCGTCTTGGATTGTCTGGTACTCCTCTAAACGAAGCACTGCTTTGTCTCCACCAGATTCTCCCTCAATTCCAGAAACAGAACAAACTACAAAAAGTTCAGTGTATTGTCTTGACTGATGGTGAGGCAAATCATCTTGGTTATCATAAGGAAATTAAACGTCATTGGGAAAAGGAACCATACATGGGAACTCGTCATTTGCCTGGTGGTATTTCTTTTTTAAGAGATCGCAAACTTGGAACCACATATAAAGTTCCCTATGGTTGGCATGGTTTTACTGATCTGTTGCTTCGTAATTTGCGGGATAATTTCTGCTCTGTAAACTTTATCGGTATTCGTGTTCTTGAAGGTCGTGGTGTAAGTGACTTTATGAAACTTTACTGTGATGATCATAGTAAAGAGTTGCTTAAACTTCAAAACGATTGGAAAAAGATGCGTAGTTTCACTATTAAAAACTCTGGATATCATGCATACTTTGGACTGTCTTCATCTGCACTCTCTCAGGACACTGAATTTGACGTAAGGGAAGATGCAACTAAAGCACAAATTAAGTCTGCTTTTGTTAAGTCTCTCAAAACTAAAAAACTAAATAAGAAAGTTCTTGGTGAGTTCATTTCTTTAGTAGCATGACAATACCAGAATGGAAAAAGAGGGCACTCTCAGACCCCTCTCTTAAGGATAAGCAGGTCCAAGTTCTTCTTCATGGACCTAAGTCTCTAACTGATGCTTGGTTTCTTCAGGCGATGAAATACAAGTATGGACGGTTTGGAGACTGACCACTGGGGGCATTAACTGCCCCCTTTTTGCTCTATAATAACTTCAGTTCAAACAAACAACTAATGCCTCTGTCTGCTGACTACATCCGCACTTCTCTCCAGAGTTTGTATGGAGAGTCTGTGACCTCTGCTGACATTCGTGCTTGGTGTGCCATGAATGGTGCAAATTACCAAACTGTTACTAACAAACTGACTGATTGTAAGGTTGGTCGTGGTAAGTGGAATTTGGAAGTAACGAAAGAGACTGTGGAGGAACTGGAAGTGTCTTATGCTGCTCCTGCTGCCCTTCCAGCAACCGAACAAAACCTTATTCCTGCTAAAGATGATACCTTCGTCAAGTTTGGTAATTTCAACGATATTAAGAAAATTATTCAGTCCCGTCTATTCTATCCGACGTTCATTACGGGTCTTTCGGGTAATGGTAAAACGTTCTGTGTGGAGCAAGCATGTGCCCAACTCGGACGTGAACTCATTCGTGTAAATATTACTATTGAAACTGATGAAGATGATCTCATTGGCGGCTTCCGTCTTGTTGACGGTGCCACAGTCTGGCATAATGGTCCCGTTGTGGAAGCCCTCCAACGAGGTGCCGTCTTGCTTCTTGACGAAATCGACCTCGCAAGCAACAAAATCCTTTGCCTCCAGTCAATCCTTGAAGGGAAGGGAGTTTTCCTCAAGAAGATTGGCAAGTTCGTTACGCCCGCCGATGGCTTCCAGATCTTCGCAACGGCAAACACAAAGGGCAAGGGGAGTGACGACGGTCGATTCATTGGGACTAACGTGCTCAATGAAGCTTTCTTAGAACGTTTTCCTGTAACCTTTGAGCAGGAATATCCTACTACTACCAACGAATATAAGATTCTCTACAAAGTTGCTGCTTCTATTGGAGCATTTAAGGAAACTGCTGATCTTGATTTCCTCAAGCGTCTCTGTGATTGGGCAGATATCATCCGCAAGACTTTCTATGATGGTGGCATTGAGGAAATCATCAGCACCCGTCGTTTGGTTCACATTGTTCGTGCCTACAGCATCTTTGGTGACAAGGCAAAAGCAATCAGTGTTTGCGTCAATCGTTTTGATGACGAAACCAAGCAAGCATTCCTTGAACTCTATGACAAGGTTGATGCAGACTTCGATCTTTCTGCTACTGGTGAAAAATTCTATGTTGATCAGAAAGAATGTCTTGACTCTCACAACTTCTCTTGATAGAATACTGACAAACATTGTTTTTACCTTATGAGGATTTGAAATGTCCGAAAATTTTGAGAGCACCTATGAAAGTTCAATTCCAAAAACTTTTGGGGATACTGTAATTTGCGGTGGTGAGGGAACTGATACGATCAGTTTTGGTGCTGCTCGTCCTGCCCAAGATTTTTGGTATGAGGATGGTTTTAGTCTAACTGGCAATCCAAACTATTCTCCAGATACTATTAGCTTTGATTATAAAAATGATTTCCACATGAACTTGAATATTCCAGATCTTCCTTCAGCACCTAATAATGAAAATGGTTTTTGGAAGTATCATGAGGATGTAATCCTCAAAGAGATTCGTGACTATCTTGGTGGCACTTACAATGCTCACTATGCCTCTCAAGAATCTAAGACTCAGACTCTTGATTTGATTGAGGGTATTGGTGATGCAGAACCTTTCTGTCGCAGTAATGCTATCAAATACCTTTCTCGTTTTGGTAAGAAGAACGGTAAGTCAAAGCAAGACATTCTAAAAGCAATTCACTATTGCATTCTTCTCTATCACTTTGCTGGCCTTTGTAATGAAAATACGGAACCCTATGAAACTTTCTGATAAAACTATCTCTGTCCTGAAGAACTTTTCTTCTATCAATCAGTCCATCCTTTTCAAGGAAGGTAACAAACTTCGCACGATCAGTGTGATGAAGAATATTCTTGCAGAGGCAACTGTCACTGAAGAATTCTCTAAAGATTTTGGAATCTATGATCTTAATCAGTTCCTTAATGGTCTGAGTTTGCACCAAAGTCCTGAACTTGATTTTGCTCAAGACGGATATGTTGTTATTCGTGAAGGCAAGTCCCGTTCTAAGTATTTCTTTGCTGATCCCAATGTCATCGTGACTCCACCAGACAAAGCTATTCAACTTCCAAGTGAGGATGTCTGCTTTGAACTGAGCACTGAACAACTGGAAAAACTACTGAAAGCATCTGCTGTTTATCAATTGCCTGATCTCTCCGCTGTTGGTGAGAACGGTGTTGTGAAACTGGTTGTTCGGGATAAGAAGAATGATACCTCCAATGACTTCTCTGTCGTTGTTGGTGAAACTGATGTAGAATTTTCTTTCAATTTTAAAGTTGAAAACATCAAGATTCTTCCTGGAACTTATGAGGTTGTCGTTTCACAAAAACTTCTCTCCCGATTCACTTCTAAGAATCACGATCTCACTTACTACATTGCTCTGGAACCAGATTCCAGCTTTGGTTGATGAGACATATCCTTTTTACATTAAAGGGTTGTAATGTTGAGTTGATGGAGGATATTGATTACATGCGTTTGATGCTTTACAATGCAGCAAAAGAATGTAATTCAACCCTCCTTAACTTATCGGTTCACAAGTTTGAACCACAAGGTTTCACTGGTATTGCTATGCTTGCTGAAAGTCATATCAGCATTCACACTTGGCCAGAAAAAAGTATGGCAGTTTGTGACGCATTTACCTGTGGAGACCATACTACACCAGAAAAGGGTGTAGAATATATGAAAGAGATGCTTCAAGCATCCAACATTATTAGTCGTGAATTTGTACGTCCTTTGGAATGAACATTTTTGTGAATATTTTTTATAAATAAAATAAAAGATATTCATAAAATGAAAACATTTTTTTGCCACAAGTGTTCTTCTGATGTACTAAAAACTGATTGGTATTATTCAGTTAGAGGACGGGATAGTATGTGTAAGTCCTGTAGGAAAAACTATAGGAAATCTGAAAAAAGAGAACATACTAAAAAGTATATCTCTGAAAGAAAAGAACACTACAAACATCTGAATGATGAATGGAGAAAAAATAATCCAGATTATCAAAAAAAGTGGACTAAAAAATGTCCAGAAAGTCAGTTGTTGAGAAGTGCTAGAAACAGAGCTAAGCAAAAAAATATGGAATGTACTATTACACAAAATGATATTCACATTCCAAAAATCTGTCCAGTATTCAAAGTCCCCTTTGTAAAAGGAACAGAGTATGCACCATCTCTTGACAGAATTGACAATACAAAAGGATATACTCCAGAAAATATTGTTGTTGTGTCCAGAAAAGCAAATGTTATGAAAAATAACGGATCTGTTCAAGATTTAAAAATGCTGGTAGAATACTATTCAAAGTTGAGTTGAGGGTCTTCCCATCAATATTTTCGTCACTGATCCCGATCCCTACAAATCGGCACAAGTGCTTCCTGATAAGCACATTGTTAAGATGCCTTTGGAATGTTGTCAGATGCTTGCTATCGTAGCATCTGACAAATGGGGACATGGATTCGGCACTCTTCCCAAAGCAGATGGTACGCCTTATGCTACGGAGAAGGGTGCTTTTCGTAACCACCCTTGTACGATTTGGGCAAGTGAGTTTGTAAACAACTGGCAGTGGTTGATTCAGCATGGAA